CGTAAATATGTTCTGAACAGGTGTAGGGGAAAACGAACTCCCAAGTCCAAGCGTTTGATAACTCGCCGACTGCGCAACAACTTTGAGCCCTTGTGCAGTGGTGACAGTGCCAGGTCCAGTGGCAACAGGCTCATCATTTGCGACCGAGCACTCAACTTGATAGTTGAGCACAATGTCCCCGATTGAAAACTCCTTCGCGTCAGTGTAAGTGCCTGTTGATCCGAGACAGTTGAGCGGCTGCTGCACCATAATCATAATTTGCCCCATGCTGCTTTCTTGGATGGGAACTTCCTCGTTAACGTCAAAGAAGTACCAGCCGCCAAAAGGCCCTTTTTGCAGAGAAATGTTGCAAGAGAACTCGCAGGTTTGATCCTTCTGCGAAAGATTCGGATGCATTTGCAAGATCTTGGCATTAGAATGAGCTTCGTAGACAGAAAGCAAACGCCTGTTGGGTTGGTCAAGGCCAACTGAAACCTCTGGCAACTTCTCGAGCGCTTTTGGCTCGTAGACCATGAGCAGCGTGCCGGCATTGAGCCCAGGCGGCATTGAGAACTTGATCTTAAAATTCATGCTAACTGGGCGCCATTTCTCATAAAGTGCCATGCAGCGCGCGAGACGGCCGTTCGGGACCATCTTCCAAGGCTGTAGCTGCATTTTCCACAGCACCTGACCTGGTCCTTCCATCATCTGCTGCGCACCTGCTCCTGTAACAATGAGCGAGGTGACATAATCTTTGCCAGCAAAAGTGGCATGGTCCATGCTTACAGCACCCTTACTCTTGGTGCCAGCAGGTCGCCGATTTGAACCTCCCACACCTCGACGATTGCGCCGCACTTGTGCGTTGTGCTTCTTGACAATGGCTTGGCCATAGCGAACCCGGCCCTTTTGCTTGCCAAACCGTCGCGCGATCGTTCGAACAGCGCGATTGATTTTAGAGTTTTTGCCGCCTTTCTTTGTTCCTTTCTTCGACTTCCCTTTTGGTGGCATTTCAAGTAGACTGTTTTTTCCTGGCAGGTATTTGTCAAGAGTTGTTGAAATTGTGTGGATGGGTGTTTTCCTGTAAACTTTCTTAAACGCCTGCTTCGCTTCCTTTGATACTTCCTTCCGGACAGTTTGTTTGAGAGTGTTGTAAAGCCTATCTGTTGAAGGCTTTTTGCTCATAGGTTGTTATGTCGGCACCTGAGCAGTCCGACAGCCGGCTCAGTGGCTGAGTTGCGGCATCTCCTCACTCTCAAAACCAAAGTAGACTCTGTCCAGGAGGCGATCTGGGACATAACTCTTCTTAGCTTGTTCCCAGACCGCATCACCCTTCAACTGATCGTCAAAGATGTGGATCCATTCATCAATGATTTGTTGCAGTTCATTGCGCATTTGCTCATCTCCAAAAGCTACATTGCGCATTCCGCAAAGGCGGTGCAACTGGTCCGCAGCATCACGGACATTGCCGCCTTGAAGTAGATTTGAGTAGAGCTTGTCTCTGTTAACAACGTGTGTCCAGACCCAACGCTTTTGGTCAAAATTGAAATGCATTGAAAGGAAGCCAAGTTTGTAAAATGGTTGTGCTTCCCAGTTGGGTGACTCAAAGACAAAACCAAGGTCATCCCAAACCAGCTTGGCAATCGCTGGCCCATTGAATTTACCAACAATGGCGTCAGACACCGTGAAAGTGCCATCGTCGCCAAAAGTGATGATGGAAGTCTCCTTCCGAAACTGGTGGTAATCTGGGCCAGCAAGCAAAATAAAAGAGTAGCTCAATGCGAATAGCATGAGCAAAGTGTTATCATGTGCTGTGCCAACCTGGCCTGTCAAATTGCCTCCACTCCCTGAGGCTCCTTTGAGGTAGACATTGCCATCTGGCATAACAATAGGAATGGTCGAGATCATACGGTAGAGGTTTCTGATTCGCATCCAATTATCGTGTGTTCGTTCTTCAAGTTTCAGAGCTTGGAATTTGAGCTTTGCGATCTCTTCCAGGCAAGCTTCGAACATGTGTGACTCCCATGCACCTCCATCTATTTCCCAACCATTGGGATGTTTTCCAAGATGTTGAGCGAGATGCTGCATTCCCATGCGGTAGGGTGTCCAACCGAGGGCAGTCAAATTATCTATTGGATGCTTTTGCATTTTGTGGTGGCAGTCATAGCAGCAACGCTGCATGCCAAGATTGTGCGAGGCATCGACAGCCATGACATTTCTGAGACGGTTTTGTTTGAGTTTCTTTCCAGGGAGGATCTCTTTCTTCACGGTTACTTGAGACAAACAGGGACATTTCCAAAACTTCTCAGTCCACTGTTGCTCAAACCAGGAAATGCACTCCTCATCATTATTGAAGGTTTCTTTATCAGGAATTCCTGCCATACTCCATGGGGTTCCCGATGCTTTATCCTTCCACTGAATGTTGGGTTTTTCAATGACTTCTTGGGTTGTTAGAATTGAGCTGTTCTTCCAGGTTGAATGTATGATGCTTGAAACCCAGTCCCAAGCAAGTTGGAATGCGAGACGATTGTAATTGTGAGGTACGGGTTGTTGGAATCTTTCAACGGCATCATAAGCAGCAGAGACATTAGGTGAATTCATAAAATGAGTTTGTTCAAACTTAACACCGAGCTTATTCAAAAGCTCTTCCATTACTACATCATTAGACCGTGGTGGTTTCTTGGCTGCCATATTCATTTCAATTCTGCCGATAAAAGGGAGCTGTTCACTTAGACTGTCGGCGTCTGCGCTTGCCCTGGGTTGCTCGTGGATGTTGATGTGCTCACGGATGAAAGTCGGGTAGTGCCTAAGCCAGCTCCTAAGTTTAAAGGTTTGGGTGGCTCGGCAAGTATCTTCATAATCTCGTCGGTGACGGGTTGAAAGTAGGCTGGGGTGCCTGGAGCACCGCCTGAAGTAACGTGCCAACCAACGAGCTCACCTTTTGCATTAGTGATACCAGCTCCTGACACGCCATTCTCAGACCAGTAGGTCGCAGCACAAAGGCCGGGCGAAACCCACGTTCTGTCTGTGCTGTCTGTGTAACTAGTCAGCACTGCAAGCGACAAAATTTTGCCAGCGCCGACTTGTATGGAGCCTGACTTGTGGCAAGGCCAGACGAAGACTGGCTCGCCCTCTACTGGCTTCGCAAGCGTGAAGGCCTTCATGCCTTTCGGCTTGGGAAAAATCATAAGGTCAGTACCTTCAATAGGGATGCCTTGGCAAGGCAATGAAGACGCTGGATTCCAGAGTGTTGTCTTCAAACCAAAGTCATGATTGTGATGTGCGTCGATGCGATCCTCACTGGCTTCTGTGCCATGACGAGTAGCCACAAGCCACTGGTTGGCGGCCGCTGAGCTGCTCATTTCTGGCGTGACTTTGCCTCCTTTCCTCCTGAATTGGGCAATAATCCTGGCAACTTTAGTCGCTGCATCGACTGGTGTGATTGGGTTAGCCGCTTGAATGGATTCAGCCTTAAAAGCTTTGAGGGACTTTGCAACCGCAACGTCGAGCTTGGCATTTTCCTTCGCCACACTTTTAACTGCTTGCACCTCTGGGAGAGGTGCTGGCTCAGACTCGCTGCGCTTGCTCTCTTTTGTTTCGGTCGATGGAAATTGTGCCATGAACTCCTCATGAGTTTTCTTGTCATCAGACTTGGGTTTCAGCCGCCAGTGAATCCTGCACTTGGGCAATCTCTCAAGCCGAAGATTGTAACAATCTGGCTCCCCACAATATGCCTCCATATCTCTGATGCCTTCATCCATCTTCTGCGTTTGATGAGACTCGGCGTGATCA